GTCTTTTGCGTTTCAAGTCTCGACTGGCGGCGACGAGTGGAGCGTGGAGGATGGCCGCAGCGTGCGAACGATCAAGCGGGTTGACTCGCTGATCGACGTGTCGCCAACGACGTTCCCCGCCTACCCCGACTCAGACGTGGCGGTGGCGAAGCGATCCTATGACGCCTTCCAGCGTTCGCAGTTTGCGAACAGCAAACGCTGGGCGGTCGTGACTGACCTGCGGCGTCGCATTCCAGAACTCCGCGAGTATCTTAAAAAGCATGGCCGCTAAGACGGGCGACCGCTGCCCGAAATGCCGCGACGGCAAGCTGCTTGTCGCTTCAAGCCAGCGGCACGGTGTGTACCAAATACGGTACTTGCGATGCCGCTGCTGCGGTGCGACTGACAAGCACATCCTCGCCGCCAATGAGATTCGGCGAACGAAGGTCGCCTGAGTTCTTTACTCTCGCGATCGCCGTTGCTGGATGGGTGTGGGGGGCGAGCCCTAGTTTTGACCGTAGGCGATGCGTCCGCGTCGCCACGAATCGCACTAGGAGAGAATCGCCGTGGACAAGATCAAGGCTTTGCTGGACGAACTGGCGAACGTGACCGCTCAGATTCAGGCCGCGATGGAAGCGGAAGATGCTCCTGCTGCTGAAGGCGAAGGCGGCGACGCCGAGGCGATGGCTGCGGAGGAGAACTCGCTCCGCTCGCTCGTCGCTCGTGCCGATGCGATCAAGGCGAAGATCGACTTCCTTGAGACCGTCGCGGCCAAGGAAAAGGAACTGCGTTCGGTGCTGGAGCGGTCCGCTCCTGCGAAGGCAATCGAATCCCCCGTGGCGAAGGAGCCAACTGTGGAAACTCGTCAGTACGCTGTGCCGAAGGATCATGGCAACCTCCGTGCGTTCCGTGACGCCGAGACTGCCTACCGTGCTGGAATGCACCTCAAGGGCTATGTGTTCGGCGATGCCGACGCCCGGAGGTGGTGCAAGGATCACGGCGTTGAGTCGCGTGCTCAGGCAGGCGGCATCAACTCGCTCGGTGGCGTGCTGACCAGCCCGGAGTTGAGCAGCGAGATCATTCGCCTTGTCGAGGAGTTCGGCGTGTTTCCGCAGTACGCGAAGCGCGTCTCGATGGGTTCCGACACGCTCGTTTTCCCGCGACGCACGGGCGGCTTGACCGCTCGGCCGGTCGGCGAAAACGTCGAGGTGTCGGCCAGCGACGTGACCTTCGACAACGTGGAACTCAACGCGAAAATCTGGGGCGTGGCGAACCGCACTCCGAACTCGCTGCTTGAGGACTCGGTGATCAACCTTGCAGACGCGATGGCGGTGGAGACGGCTCAGTCGTTCAGCGAAGCCTTCGACAACTCGGGCTTCATCGGCGACGGGACGCTCGCTTACCACGGGACCACGGGCATCTGCACGAAGATTCTCCAGTCGGCTTACTCGGCCTCGGTCGTGACTGCCACGAGCAACACGACCTTCGGTGACCTGACGATGAAGAACTTCACTGACCTTCTCGCTCGGCTCCCGCTCTACGCTCGGAACCGCAACGCACGGTGGTACATCTCCCCGGCTGGCTGGGGTGCTGCGATGCTGCGGCTCGCCATGCTCCCCGGCGGCTCGTCTGGTGCTGGTGGCAACTCCAGCGACAACGTGGCGGCTGGCTTCGGCGAGACGTTCCTCGGCTACCCGGTCACGCTCGTGCAGCCGATGACCTCGGCTCTCACGGGAACGACCGGTCAGGTGGCCGCTCTGTTCGGCGATCTGTCGCAGGCTGCTCTGTTCGGCGAGCGTCGGGCCATCTCGATCAAGACCGCCAGCGAGCGGTACATCGAGTTCGACCAGACTCTGACCTTTGCAACCACTCGCAACGCGATGGTCGTGAACGACATTGGCAGCACGACCAAGGCCGGTCCTGTTGTCGCCCTCAAGTTCGGCTGATCCTGACACACTCTCTAGGAGATTTTTGATCCCATGAATCACGTCGCTGCCACTAAGAGCGTCAGCAAGGCCGAGACTTCGGTTGCCTTGAACGCCACGCACTCACTTGAGATCGACACGCTCGGTTTTGAGTATGCGTCGATTGACGTGCTGTTCAGTCCGTTCACGTCGGCCAGCGGTCCCACGACCGCTGCCAACGTGCTGCGAGTTGCCCAGAGCGACACCAGCGGTTCCGGTCAGGCGAATGTCAGCGGCTTCGTCGCTGGCACTGACTTCACTGTCGGTGCTGGTTCGACCGCAACGGCGTCGGTGGGATATTCCCACCGGTTCGACATCGACCTCCGAGGCAAGCGTCGCTATCTGACGGTCTACGCGACCCCGGCCTCGACGTGCGGCGTGATCACGTCGTGCCGTCTCGGCAAGGGCGAGGTTGGCCCGATGGACGCCACCGGCAAGAACGTCAACACTCAGGCGGTCGGCTGATCCGCTTGACACGACGAGCACAGTAGACGGCGGGGAAGGCGCGAGCCTCCCCGCCGTTCTCACTTTCTGGAATCAAGAAAATGCTCGTTCAAGTTGGCGGATCGTCGGTTGAGGTGCGGTGCGAGGCGATCCTGAGCGGGCCACGCTTCGGCCCGCTGATCAACATCTTTGGCTTCATGGAAGCGATGATGCCGTTGCACATCCGCCCGACGCTTGGGCAGGGTGCGTTCTGGAGCCAAGTGCTCACGCGGATGCTTGAGAAGTTCGAGCCGACCACGGAATACATCATCACGCTGGACATGGATTCCTTCGTGAGCCGCGAGAACATCGAGCACCTATTCGCCCTCGCCATGACGTTCCAGTGCGACGCACTCGCGCCAATCCAAACCAAGCGCGAGGACGGCAGGCCGATGCTCACGCTGCTGGACACGCTCGACAACCCGCCCGAAGGCGGCGTGACGCAAGTGCCGAAAGAGTGGTTTGGGCATCCAGTTCAGCAAGTGGACACCGCCCACTTCGGCTGCACGATCATCTCGACTGCTGCCCTGCGGCGAATGGCAAAGCCGTGGTTTCACGAGCAGCCCGGCCCTGACGGACGGTGGGACGAAGGAAGGACAGACTCCGACATCTCGTTCTGGAGGCAGTTCAAGGCGTGCGGCAACCGCCTCTACATTACGCCGCGAGTGGCAATCGGCCACGGCGAGTACGTCATCACATGGCCGAGCCAAGAACTCGGCAAGCCTGTGTTTCAGTATTGCAACGAGTGGCAGGAAACCCGCAAGCCGCCAGCCTCTGCATGGAAGGTGGATTGAACCGTGAAAATACGGATGCTCCGACCCTACGGTGCGTACAAGCCGGGCGAAGTCCTCGACCTCCCAGAACGGCAGGCCGAAGGCCTCGTCGCGTGGGAGTACGCCACCGAGGTGCGCGACTCGCAGCAGACCTTGATTGAGACAGCCAGCGTCGAGCCGGTGGCCGAGACGGCTGACGTGACGCCGAGGAGACGAAAAAGATGAGACGCTACCGCAGCCTCAAGCGACTGACCGCACCGGCTGCGGAGCCGATCACACTGGCCGAGGCCAAGAGCCACCTCCGCGTGGACGCTACGGCAGACGATTCGCTGATCACGGGCTACATTACGTCAGCCCGCGAGTGGTGCGAGGACTACATTGACCGTGCCTTGGTCACGCAGCAGTTGACCATGCGGCTCGATGCGTTCCCTGCCGAGATTGAACTGCCTCGCCCCCCGATGGCCGTCGCTGGCACAGCCACGGCGGTGTCGGTCACCTACACGGTGGGCGACTCAATGGAGACTGCCACACTCTCGACAAGCTCCTACCGCGTAGATCGCGACGCGACGCCGGGCGTCATCCGCAACATCTACAACGGCTCGTGGCCGAGTCACTTACTCGACCAGAACTCGGTGTCGGTCACATGGTGGGCAGGCTACGGACCCGCAGCCGACGTGCCGCAGAGGGCCAAGACAGCGATGCTCATGTGCGTCCATGAAATCTATGAGAAGCGCGGCGGCGGCGAGATGCCAGATGCCGCCAAGCGGCTGCTGGACTCCATCGCGTGGGGGTCATACACATGAGCCTCGACGGAAGGGTCAACGTGGACGTGCTGTTCCACGACGTGAACGGCACGTCCTCGATCAAGGTCGTGACGCTAAACCAATCTCAGGAATACCCTGACGGCAAGGTGGCTGTGGTAACGGGAACGGCTGGAACGGCGGCTGTGAACTTCGGCTCCATAGGGCAAACGACCTACCGAAACGCAGCGGGCCAAGCGGTACTTATGGACTCCGTGGAGCGAGTGATATTCACATGGAGCGGCGACTTCCCAAGGTCGCTAGATGACTACGGCGACACGCAGTTCTATATGCAGTCGGTTAGAGGGATGCCAGCCGTGACGTGCTACCCGGCATTTATTCCAGCGATTCAGATGTCTG